GGTAGTTCGCGCGCGCACGTTTTGGCTAGCGACAGCCGTCAAGCGTCTCAAACAAGTCTTAACATGAGATTCATGAGACACAGCATCCCCTAAGCGTTCGATAGTTCAGCAGTTCACTATGCTTTCAATGAACGATAAAAGCAAACAACAAAGTGTTGGTCACGTTTAGCGAGTTCGCCACAATCAAAGGCTGCGCTAAGGGTACGGTTACAGCGGCGACAAAAAATCGCATTGCTGATGCAGTGGTTGAGGTAGATGGCAAGCGTTGGCTTGATCGTGACCTTGCGTTGGAGCTATGGAACCGTAATACCAAGGCAACGCACAATGCCAAGGTGAGTAAACCTGACCCAATCGAAGCATTAGCACCAAGGGATGCGCGGCAATTACGGCAGAAGGTGGCGGGATTACCTGATGATGAGATACCAGAACTCAATGAAAGTAGGGCAAGGCGTGAGCATTACCAGGCGGAGCTGGCCAAGTTAGAGGTGGATTTGAAAAGAAAAGAGCTGATGCCTGCGGTAGATGTGCAGAAGGAAGCGTTTGCTTTGGGCCGCAGTGTGCGTGAAGCACTGGCCAATTTGGCCGATCGGCTTAGTCATCAGCTGGCAGGTGAGACAGATCCAGCTCGAATCCATGCGGTGCTGACCGATGAACACCGGGCTGCGTTGGTGGAATTGAGCAATGGCTAATCCCTGGCGGACTGGATTTCTTGATGGTCTGCGACCTGAGGAACCGCTGACGGTGAGCGAATGGGCAGACCGTTACCGGAAATTAAGCAGCAAAGCAAGCGCTGAGCCTGGACCATGGCGTACAAATCGGACGCCATATCTGCGTGAACCGATGGATTGCCTGAGCAGCAGCAGCCCAGTGCAGCGTGTGGTGATGATGTTTGCGGCGCAGACAGGCAAGACAGAGGCCGGCAGCAACTGGCTGGGCTATGTAATTGACCATGCACCAGGACCAATGTTGTGCGTACAACCCACAGTGGAGATGGCCAAGCGGTTGAGCAAGCAGCGGCTTGAAAGCATGATTACAGACACGCCATGCTTGGCGGCAAAGATCGCACCAGCCAGGGCAAGAGATTCAGGCAACACAATGTTCAGCAAAGAATTCAGCGGCGGGATCATGCTGCTGACTGGGGCAAACAGTGCGACTGGATTGCGGTCGGCGCCATGTCGATACTTGTTTGCTGATGAGGTGGATGCCTTCCCCAGTGATGTGGATGGTGAGGGCGACCCTGTTGCATTGGCTGAACGACGGACCACGACGTTTGCTCGACGCAAGATCCTGCTGACCAGTACGCCCACGGTGAAGGATTTCAGCCGGATTGAGACGGAGTATTTGCGATCAGATCAGCGGCGCTTCTATGTGCCATGCCCTAGTTGCAGTGGGATGCAATGGTTGCAATGGCCGCGGCTGAAGTGGGATGCAAAGCGGCCAGAAGAAGTGCAGTATCAGTGTGAGCATTGCAACGAACGGTTCAAGGAAAACCACAAGCCGGCGATGCTTGCTGCTGGTGAGTGGCGGGCAACGGCACCAAGCAATGGCAAGACAGCAGGGTTCCAGTTGTCAGGTCTTTACAGCCCACTGGGATGGTGCAGTTGGGAGCAGTTGGTGGAGGATTTTCTGCGGGCCAAATCAGACGCGCCAGCGTTGAAAGTGTTTGTGAATACCAGGCTGGCCGAGACATGGGAGGAGGACTATGCCGCAGCCGTGAGCGCGGATGGATTGATGGCCAAGCGGTTGGCGTATGAATCAGGCACCTGCCCAGATGGCGTGGTGCTGTTGACCTGTGGAGTAGATGTGCAGGACAACCGGCTGGCGGTGAGCGTATGGGGTTGGGGGGAAGGTGAGACTGGTTGGATGGTGTGGCATCAAGAGCTGATGGGTGACCCTACGCAGACGGAGGTGTGGGCTCAGTTGGATCAGGTGCTGGTGACCGAGTGGCCAACGGTTGCGGGCAAGGTGCTCAACGTGTCCCAGGTTGCGGTGGATAGTGGCGGCCACTGCACCCATGAGGTTTACCGATATGTGCGCGATCGCGTGCGACAGAACGTGGTGGCGATCAAGGGCAGCAGCAGGCGCAACAGCCCAGCGGTTGGCAAGGGCAACAAGGTAGACGTGAGCTGGCAGGGGAGGGTGCTAAAGCGTGGCGTGACGCTGTATCAACTTGGCACTGACACGATCAAGACCACGCTGTTTGGTAGGTTGCGGCACAACGAAACGGGCGGTGTCGGCACGTTGTATTTCGGGATGGCTGCGGATGAGGAGTATTTCAGGCAGCTGACCAGCGAGCGCCAGGCGTTGCGGTATCACCGCGGGTTCCCAATTCGGGAGTGGGTAAAGAAAGCTGGTGATCGAAACGAAGCACTGGACTGTGTGGTCTATGCCTATGCAGCGATGCTGTTGTTCTCAAGACGGATGAACCGGACAACGATGTGGCAGCAACTTGGCGATCAACTTGAGCATGGCAAGAAGATACCGTTAAGATCAAAACAACAGCCAGCGGCATCAGCCGCGGCCGGCCCTGGTTTTGTAAACAACTGGTAGAGCGTGAACATCCCCAGCGAGATCAGGGCAGGCGACACCATCAAATGGCGGGACATTCCTGGCGCGGACAATTTGGGCAATGTGATCAGCAGCTCGGACTACACGCTGACGTATTACCTGCGAACCAATACATCAACCGAAGGCGCGACGGTGGTGGGCACCGCCTACGGCACTGGATGGGAGTTCACGATTGCCGCGGCCACTAGCGCTGATTTCAATGAAGGCCAGTGGTATTGGCAAGCCGTAGCGACCAAGACTGGCAGCACGGTGACGATGGGATCGGGCCAGCTGACAGTGCTGCGTAGTCTGAGCTACACCGGCACACCCGGCGCGGTTGATGGCCGGTCACAAGCCGAGCAGGATCTGGATGCGGTGCAAGCTGCGATCAGGGCAATTGTTGCGGGCGGTGTCGCGAAGGAGTACACCATTGGCAACCGCAACCTTAAGAAATACGACATGGCCGATTTGTTGCAACTTGAAAGTAAGCTCAAGGCTGAAGTGAAGCGTGAGCAAATGGCGGACCTGATCGCCAACGGTCTTGGCAATCCCCACAATCTGTTCGTGAGGTTCTGATGGGATTGCGTACGCGGCTGTTTCGGGCGATGGGTTTTGAGCCATTGCGGCCGCAGCGCCGGGCGTATCAAGGCGCACGGGTCAGCCGGTTGACTGCTGACTGGGTGACCAGTGGCACTAGCGCCGACAGCGAGATCAAGTCAAGCTTCAAGGCACTGCGCAATCGTGCGCGCCAATTGGTGCGTGATAACGATTATGCAAGGCAAGCGGTTCGCGCAATCCAAAACAATGTGATCGGTCACGGCATCCGGCATCAAGGCCAGATCAGGATGCTGAATGGCTCACGCCTTGATGAGGCGATCAATGGTCAAGTGCATGAGCAGTGGGAGCGGTGGATGCACAAAAGCCGCTGTGATGTCAGCGGGATGCTTGGCTTCCATGACATGGAGCGCTTGCTGGCGCGCAGCATGGCCGAGTCGGGTGAGGTGTTTATCAGGATGATCCGCCAGCCGTTTGGCGACAGCCGGGTTCCATTTGCATTGCAGGTGCTTGAGGCTGACTATCTGATTGATGATGATGTGCCACAGGCAGCTGATGGCAACACGGTGCGGATGGGCATCGAGGTGGATGGATATCTCCGGCCGCAGGCTTACCACTTCTATGCCAACCATCCGGGTGACACATACGCCGGCAACCCACGCACCAATGGCCGGCAGATCCGCGTGCCGGCTAATGAGGTGATCCATCTGTTCCTGCCAGAGCGGCCAGGACAGACCAGAGGCGTGACATGGTTTGCATCAGCACTGATGCGCCTGCACATGCTGCAAGGCTATGAAGAAGCCGAGGTGGTGAGGGCACGTGCCAGCAGCGCACTGATGGGATTCATTCAATCACCCGAGGGTGAGTTGGTTGGTGATGAGATCTATGAAGGCCAGCGTGTTAGCGAGTTCACTCCTGGCGTGTTCAAGTATCTGGCACCAGGCGAGAGCGTAACAGTCCCGGATTTGAACGCACCTGATGGCCAGCTTGAACCGTTTACCCGGTCGATGCTGCGGGCTGTGGCTGCTGGTGTTGGCGTCAGTTTTGAGAGCATCAGCAAGAACTTCAGCGAGAGCAACTACAGCAGCAGCCGGCTGAGTCTGCTTGAGGAGCGCGACACCTATCGGGTGTTGCAGCGGTACATGATCGAGAACTTCCATCAGCCTGTCTTTGAGGCATGGCTTGAGATGGCAGTGCTGAGCGGTGCGCTGAATCTGCCAGGCTATGAAACCAACCCTGACCGCTACCGCGCTAGCAAGTGGGTTCCCCGCAGCTGGGAATGGGTTGACCCGCAGCGTGAAGTTGACGCTTACAAGTCAGCCGTGAGATGTGGGTTCAAGACACTGGCGCAAGTGATTAGCGAGCAGGGCGGCGACCTAGACGATGTGCTGACGCAGCGTCAGGCCGAACTGGCCAAGCTTGATGAGTTCGGCATTGTTCTCGATACTGATCCAAGCGAAGTGAGCCAGGCAGGCTTGACGCAGGTCAGACCAGCCGGATCCATTGATCCGTTTGGTGATACCCAAACACCAATGGAAGAAGAAGAGTATCAAGACCTCTCGGTGCTTGAAGATCCAGTTGAAGATCCAGAGGATTGATGGCAAACGTCAATGGCACTGAGATTGACCTGATGCCCACGGATGGGATGCGCACGGAAGCTCAGCGCTACCGCGATTGGAAGTCTGAAGGGGAGCAGGGCGGCACTGAGGTTGCGGCGAATAGAGCCAGCCAGATCCTGAGTGGCGATGAACTGTCACCTGAAACCGTCATCACGATGGCGGCATGGTTTGCCAGGCATGAGGTGGACAAGCAAGGCGAAGGATTTAGTGCTGATGAAGATGGCTATCCGTCACCGGGCCGCGTGGCATGGGCAGCATGGGGAGGTGATGCTGGACAGACTTGGGCAATTAACAAGAGCGATAGAATCAAAACACTACAAGACAGAAGCGCTATGGAAATGGAGCGCCCCTATCCGAACGAACACGCTGCGCGATTGAAAGATCCAGCACAGTACGATTCGCTGCGTCGCGTCAATGATGAAGGCGGCAACGGCGTGGATTTCATCTATGGCATCAAGGAAGGCGAGAGCGAATTGCAAGCAATTCGGTTTCGCAGTTCAGTATTTACCGCAGCCGAAGCTCGGAATTGGCTGGCTGATCATGACTTCAATCCAATCATGTTTGAAGAAGCTACTGGTGACGGCGAAGGTCGCAGCCTGACAGGCAAGTATCAGCGCGCTGAATTCACCACCTTTGATGAGGTAGAAGATCGCACGTATGAGTTTCCATTTAGTTCTGAGTTCCCCGTTGCTCGTTATTTCGGCAACGAAATCCTGAGCCATGACGCCAATGCAGCTGATCTCAGCCGATTGAATGATGGCGCGCCACTGCTGTTTAACCACAACCCTGACCGTGTGATTGGTGTGGTTGAAGGCGCCAGAATTGACGAGAGAATGCGCCGTGGTTATGCACGTGTGCGGTTCAGCCGCAATGCTTTTGCTCAGGAGATCCTGGGTGATGTGAAGGATGGCGTTCTTCGGAATGTCTCCTTCGGCTACTCTATTGACAAAATGGAGGAGCGCGGCAGTGGCGACTTTGTTGCTACTGCCTGGGCACCTTATGAGGTGTCAATCGTCAGCGTTCCCGCTGACAAAACTGTGGGCATTGGCCGTGCGTTGACGCCCACACAACCCGCTGCTTCGGCAGCACCATCCCCTGATCCCCTTCCTTCAATGGAATCCACCACCCCTGATCTGGCCGTGGTGCGGGCCGAAGCCGCCGAGGCTGAGCGCACCCGCATTGCTGAGATCTCTGCCCTGTGCGACAAGCACAAGATGGGCGAGATGGGCCGCCAGCTGGTCGAGTCTGGTCGTTCAATCGACGAAGCTCGGGCTGCTGTTCTCGACAAAATGAACATCCCACAGGAGCCTGTCACCATGAGCGCTGCCGAAATCGGCCTTAGCGAAAAGGAAAGCCGTAACTTCTCCTTCTTGCGTGCTATCAACTATCTGTCCAACCCCACCGATCGCGCTGCCCGTGAGGCTGCCGCGTTTGAGATCGAGGCATCTGACGCTGCTGCTACCAAGCTTGGCCGTCAGAGCCGCGGCATCACCATTCCCCAGGAAGTGCTGCGCCGTGACCTGAACGTTGGAGCTGCCACTGCTGGCGGCAACCTTGTTCAAACCGTCCTTGACTCTGGCAGCTTTATTGACCTGCTGCGCAATGCTTCGGCACTGGATCAAGCTGGCGCTACCGTGCTGACCGGCCTGACCGGCAACGTTGCAATCCCCCGTCAGTCGGGCGCCGCTACTGCCTATTGGGTTGCTGAGTCTGGCTCACCTACTGAGTCCCAGCAGACTATTGATCAGGTCAGCCTGGTGCCCCGCACTGTTGCTGCTTACACCGACTTCAGCCGTCGCTTGATGGTCCAGTCCTCCATTGACGTGGAGAACATGGTTCGCAACGATCTGGCTCAAGTGATCGCTCTGAAGATCGACGCAGCTGGTCTGTACGGCACTGGTTCTAACAGCGAGCCTCTGGGTCTTAAGAACACCACCGGCATCGGCACCGAAGATTTCGCAGCTGACGCTCCTACTTTTGCGGAAGTGGTTGCTATGGAATCCGACGTTGCTACGGCCAACGCTCTGCTGGGTTCACCTGTCTACCTGATGAACGCCACCATGCGTGGTTATCTGAAGACCACCAAGAAGGATGCCGGTTCTGGCATGTTCCTGATGGAAGGCGGCGAAGTCAACGGTTACAACGGTGTGCTGTCTAACCAAGTTGCTGCTGGCGATCTGTGGTTCGGCAACTTCGCTGACCTGATCATCGCTTACTTCTCCGGTCTGGATCTGATGGTGGACCCTTACACCAACAGCACCAGTGGCACCGTGCGGGTTATTGCGATGCAGGATTGCGACATTGCAATTCGCCATCCCGAATCCTTCAGCCGCGGCAACAACACCCTCTGATGTTGATCCAGGTTCTACGGCAAACAATGCTTGTGGGCCAGGTGGTTCGTGTTGGGGATGTCATTGAGGCATCTCCATCCGACGCCAAGTTCCTAATTGGCATTGGCAAAGCTGCGCAAGTTACCGAGGCTCCGGTTAAAGAGCCACTTAAGACCACACCTACAACCTCCAGACGGAGGAAACCACAATGACTGTCTTTAACCTTGGGACCAAGACAACCCAGCTCGCTCTGCTGCCTACTGCCGTTGGTGCTTCCACCACGACCGGTAGCGCTGTTGATCTGGCTGGCTATGAAGGCGACATGGTCGTTCTTCTTGATGCTGCTGCCGGTGGCGCCAGCATCACCTTTGCTGTCAAGCTGACCCATTCGGATACCTCTGGTGGCTCTTACACCGATGTGACTGGCGGTGGCTTTACAACCACAACCGCCAACACTGCTTCACGTCAGAAGCTGTATGTCAATGTCACCGATATGAAGCGTTACGTCAAAGTTTCGCTGACTGTTGCTGGTGGCACTGGCACCGGCGCTCTGTCCGTCCAAGGCTTGGCTTCTGCCAAATACGCCTAATGGCAATCACGGAAGATCTGGACATCTTCCTGGCAGACTTTGGCGTCAGCTGCACAGCTGGCGCCATTACTGCTAATGGGATATTGGACATGCCTAGCCAAATCCTGAGCGATGGCATGGTGCTCAGCACTGACTACACACTGACTGCACGGACCTCAAAGTTTGGCAGTTTGATCCGCGGCAACTCGATCACGGTTGATGGTGCGGCATACACCGTGCGCGAAACCATGTTGATTGATGACGGCAAGTTTGTTCAGATTGCACTACAAAAGACATGACCACTAAGCGTGAGTCGATCCTTGCTGCTATCCGCACTGCGCTAACCGGCACCACCGGAGTCAGCACCAGGATCTATCGGAGCAGGGTTGAACCATTGGCTAGGGGCGAGCTGCCTGCAATTGTGGTTGAACCTGTCAGCGACAATGCCGAGCAGAACACCAGCCTGCCAACCCTGGATTGGACGTTGAACGTGCGCATCTCAGTGATCGTGCGCGGTGATGTGCCAGACCAAGTGGCTGATTCAGTAGTTGAAAGCTTGCACGCCAAGGTGATGGCAGACCTGACACTGGGTGGCTATGCCTTTGATGTGCAGCCAGTTTCAGTTTCCTTTGATATTGTTGAAGCAGATCAGCCAAGCGGTGTGATCAGTTGTGACTATGCTGTGAGATATCGGACACGTGTGGCCGATCTATCCCTTAGCCCATAGGAGCTACGATGGTAGATGAATATCAAGGGCAAGGCGGCACATACCTGCTTGACCCCAAAACCGGCAAACGGAAGCTCCTTGAGCGGACACAGCCGGCCAATCCCTCTGAACCCCCAACCGAGGAACTGAGCGATGGCTCTGACCCGCAAACGACTGATCCAGGTTAAAAAGGAATCCAGCTACGGCACGGATAGCACGCCGGCTGGAACCGATGCGCTGCTGGTGCGCAACCTTGAGATCACGCCAATCGAGGCTGATGTAGTCAGTCGCGATCTGATCCGCAACTATCTTGGCAACAGCCCGCAGCTGCTGGCCAATACACGGGTCAGCATCACCTTCCAAGTTGAACTGGCTGGATCTGGCACAGCTGGCACAGCGCCCCGCTATGGCAGCATCCTTCAGGCTTGCGGTTTGGCTGAGACAATTGTCTCCAGCACCAGCGTCACCTATGCGCCTGTGAGCAGCTCCTTCAGCTCTGCCACGATCTACTTCAACAACGACGGTGTTCGCCACATCCTGACTGGTTGTCGCGGTACGTTCACGCTGAATGCCGAGGTGGGTCAGATTCCCACGATCGACTTCACGATGATCGGTGTTTATAACGCACCAACTGACACAGCGCTGCCCAGCACAACGTACAGCGCACAGGCAAGTCCCTTAATCTTCAAGCAAGGCAACACCTCCAGCTTCCAGTTCTTCACTTACGCCGGTTGCCTTCAGTCGGTTAGCTTCGACATTGCCAATGAGACGGTCTACCGCGAGTTGGTTGGTTGCACCAAAGAGGTGCTCATCACCAACCGCGCTCCCAGTGGCACTGTGATGATTGAAGCGGTTGCACTAGCAACGAAGGATTTCTTCAACATTGCTCAGACCGAAACAACCGGCAACCTTACATTCCTGCACGGCACCACTGCTGGTAACCGTGTCACCTTGACGGCTGGTCAGTGTGACATCACGAACCCCACTTACGGGGATCAGGATGGCATACAGATGCTGAGCATCCCTTATGTTGCTGTGCCGACCACGGCCGGCAATGATGAGCTGAGCCTAGCCTTTACCTAATCAGAGCACCTCGCATGTCGTTTGTTCTCAAGCAATCCGATACCTACACTTGGCCGGTCACCTTTGACATTCCAGTTGATGGTGGCCGCCATGAACGGCAAACATTCGACGGCGAGTTCAAACGCCTACCACAGAGCAAGATTGGTCCAATGGTGGCCGAGTTGCAAAAGCTTGAGGATTTAGGCGAGCTGGAACGCATCACCGAGATTTCGGCTGATGTCTTGGTTGGCTGGTCCGGTGTGACTGGGGATGACGGTAAGGAGATTCCTTACAGCCAGAAGGCGCTTGAGCAATTGCTTGAGGTGCCATTCCTAGCAGTCTCGGTTTTGAAGGCTTACATGGACAGCATCAAAGGAGCCAAGAGAAAAAACTGACAGAGGCCGCCGAGCATTGGGCCGGCGGCGGTGTTGTTGATGAAACGGACACAGACGCAGCAGCATTGGGCATTGTGATGCCTGAGCAGCCAAGTGAAAACTTTGAAGTGTGGGAGGAGAATTGGCCGGTGGTGGAAATGTTCATGCGAGTGCAGACGCAATGGCGAACAACCATGAACGGCGTTCTAGGGTTGGACTATGCAGCAGTGGCTTGGCTGTTTATGATGTATGAAGTACAAGACCAGCGTGCGCTCCTAGAGGACCTGCAAATAATGGAGGCCGCGGCAATGCTCACAATCAACAGCAGGACCAACTGACATGGCACTCAACCTTGACGCGCTGCTCCGCATCAAGGCGGATGTTGTAGGCGAAAACAATATCCGACGGTTGGGCAATTCCATGCAGGGATTGCAAGGGCAGGCTAAAAACGCCGCAATGGGTTTTAACAGCCTCAAGGGAGCAGTTGCGGGATTTGGTGCAGCAATCGCTGGCAGCGCCATCGTGGGTGGCCTAGCGGCAATTGTTAAGAAATCTATTGATGCAGGCGATGAGCTATTCAACTTGCAGGCAAAGACCGGCGTCGCTGCCAATACGTTGATTGGCATCGGCAATGCCGCCAAGCTGGCAGACGTGGACGTTGGCACCCTAGGCAAGGGATTGACAAAACTTAATGTAAACTTAGTAAAGGCGGCCGAGGGCAACGAAGACCTAGGGCGAAAGTTCAAGGCATTGGGTGTCTCGGTCAAAGATTCCAACGGTCAGGTGGTGCCAGCTGACAAGGCACTGAAGCAGATTGCTGATCGCTTTGCTGACATGCCTGACGGTGCGCAGAAGGCGGCCGCGGCAGTGGCACTGTTCGGCAAGTCAGGCGCTGATCTGATTCCGCTGCTAAATGAAGGCGCAGCAAGCATGGAGAAATTCACCTACAAAATAGGCGAAGACTTCGCAGCCCGATCTGATCTATTCAATGACACGCTAACCGAGTTTGGCATTAAGACCCAAGGCTTTGGATTGGAGTTGACTGATGCGCTGCTGCCTGCGCTTCAATCAATCCTTGAAGTATTTGGTGAGTTGTTTAACACTGAAACCGATTGGACTGATCTGTTTAATGTGATCAAGTACGGCATCAGTGGCTTAGCTGCTGTGCTATTGGCAATGGTAAAGCTGGTAGATGAAGCTGTCCGTTTGATTGGTTCATTTGCGAAGCGTGCTGCATTGGCATTTAAGGGTGATTTTGCAGGTGCCACAGCTGAGGCCGATCGCTTTGGTGCTGATTTCATGAAACGTTTTCAAACCAATATGGGTCAATTCCAAAAGCTATTTACTGATGCCCCTACACCAGGCACTGGCCGGCGTACTCGCGGAACCAATCCAGAGTTGGATACCACCAGCGCCGATACAAAAGCGGCAGCAGCAGCAAAGCGTGCAGCAGCGGAAGCAAAGCGTGCAGCATCTGAGCAAGAGAGCCTTGAGGATCGCCGCGTCACCCTGACGCAAAAAGCAATCAGCTTGCAGGATCAATTGCGCAACAGCGTTGCTGATGTTGTTGCAGCCTATGAAGGCGTTGGTGCAACGCCCACTGACAAGTTGTTCTTGGAACGTGATCAAGCGATCACCGAAAATAATCGAAAGGTCAAAGACCTTACTCTCACTGTTGTTGAGCTGGCCCGCGAAGTCAACAAGGCCGGCGGCTCGCTGGACATTAAGCCGTTTGAGAACTTGATCAATCAATTGTCAAGGGTCAATGTAGATCTAGCAAATCAGAACTATCTGCAAGGTTTGAAAGATCTACTGCCCAGCGTTACCGAATACGATGCCAAGATTGCAGAGGTTGCACGCGGTAAGACTGAGCTAACCGAGCTGGAAAAACTTAATGCTCAGGTAAACCTGTTGCAGCTTGACATTCTTGCTGCAACCAATCCAGCATTGGCCGAGCATGTCCGTCTGCTGCGTGATCGTGCTGCCGCACTAGATGCAGCAACTGCAAAGCAAAAGGCTGACAGCGAGTCGATTGGTGCAGGTATCCAGCAGCGCCTTCAGGATTATTACAACAGCGTGAAGGATCTAGGAGGTGCCATTGGTGACGCTGTGGTTGGTGGACTACAAGGACTTGAGGATCAACTCACGGCCTTTGTCACCACCGGTAAGGCCAACTTCAAAGAGCTGGCAACCAGCATTCTTTCGGACCTTGCTCGAATTGCTATCCGCGCTGCAATCATTCAGCCAATTGTCAAGGCACTTGGCGGTCTGTTCCCAGGATTTCAGTTTGCCAACGGCGGCGTCTTTGCCCAGAACGGCATCCAGAAATTTGCGATGGGTGGCGTGGTAAATCGGCCAACGATCTTCCCATTTGCTAATGGCACCGGCTTGATGGGTGAGGCTGGTCCAGAGGCCATCATGCCATTGCAGCGTGGCGCTAATGGCAAGCTTGGTGTGATTGCATCAGGTGGTGGCAACACCAGCGTGGTGGTCAACGTGGACGCCAGTGGCAACTCCAACGTTCAAGGTGATCAAGCACAGGCCAAACAGCTTGGGGTTGTCGTTTCCGCTGCGGTGCAGGCAGAATTGGTGAAACAACAACGCCCTGGTGGCCTTTTGGCCGGTAACCGACGCTGATGGCCACCTTCACCTATACGCCAAGTTTTACGGCTGATTTAGAAGAGCAGCCAATTATCAGGCGCGTTCGCTTTGGTGATGGCTATGAGCAACGCCTTGCCTATGGTCTGAACACACAACCTAAGAAATGGTCGCTGCAATTTTCCAATCGTACGGACACTGAACGCAACAACATCTTGACATTTTTGCGTGCGCGTGGCGCTGCTGAATCTTTTGACTGGACAGATCCTACTGGGTATGTTGGCAAATGGATATGCGTTCAATGGAATACAAACATTGTCAGCTGTAATTTCAATAACATCAGCGCCACGTTTGAGCAGGTATTTGAACCATGATTGATCAAGGCTTCAGCTGTGCCACAATACTGACAATATCAACTCAACATTCTGAGCCAACCTCATGAGCACCATCGTCACCCGGTCCGGTAAGGGCAGCCCGCTGACCCACGTGGAGGTTGATGCCAACTTCACAAACCTTAACACTGATAAGACTGGGTACATTGTTGGCGATGGTGGCACGGTCGCACAGTCCACTAGCAAAAGCACAGCGGTAACGCTGAACAAGCGGTGCGGTCGAATCACGATGAACGGTGCAGCATTGGCAGCCGCCACCACGGTGAGTTTCACGCTGACCAACAGCACCATTGCAGCAACCGATCTGCTGGTGCTTAACCATGTCAGCGGTGGCACTGCTGGCTCTTATCTGCTCAATGCTCAAGTAGCAGCAGGTTCAGCAACAATCAATGTCCGCAACATAACTGCTGGTTCTTTGTCAGAAGCAATTGTGATTGGCTTTGCAGTTGTCAAAGCTTCGATCACATAAAACATGACGAACGCTGCTATTGCTGATGCAATCCAGGAGATTTCTCCTAGCGCGTTAATTGAGCTGTTTCAGCTTGAGTTGAACGTGGCGCAGCATGGTGTTGCCGAGACATATTACTTTCACGCTGGGACAAATCTTAACAACAACGGCGAATTGATCTGGGCTGGCCAAGCCTACATGGCGCTACCCATTGAGGTAGAAGGTTTTGAATACAGCGGCCAAGGGACATTGCCACGCCCAAGACTGCGTATTAGCAACATTCTCGGCACGATCACAACGTTGATCCTGACGCTGCCTGAAGGCTTAGAAGGTGCAAAACTAACGCGTATCAGAACTCTGGCAAGATTTATTGATAGTGATAACTTTGCTGCTGGTGTTGACTATTTACTGACAGAAGATAGTTTTGCGCTGACGTATGAAGACGGCACGTTTATTTATCAAGAAGTTGGCAATCCATTTGGCGCACCAGATCCTACTGCTGAATTCCCACGCGAGATTTATTTTGTAGATCGTAAGTCAGCAGAGAACCGCAATATGGTTGAGTTTGAACTCGCCAGTGCATTTGATATGGCGGGTGTTCGTGCGCCGAAACGTCAGTGCATTACACGTTGCCAGTGGGTGTACCGTTCGACTGAATGTGGTTATACGGGAACAAATTATTTTGATGTAGGTGATGCTGCTGTTGGCAATGCTAGTGAAGATGTATGCGGCAAACGTGTTGATAGTTGTAAGGCACGATTTGGTCAAATAGCATTACTTCCATTTGGAGGGTACCCTGGAATTGGTACTTACTTTGCATGACCTGGCGTAAGGTTGCCTTGGAACATGCCGTAGCCGATGATCCACGCGAGTCATGTGGCGTGGTCGTGGTGATCAAAGGCCGCGAACGTTATTGGCCATGCCGCAACCTAGCCACACAGCCCGAACAGTTATTCGTGCTGGATCCTGAGGATTATGCCGCTGCCGAAGATGCTGGCGAGATCACGGCCATCGTGCATAGCCACCCGGTAACACCAGCCGTAGCCAGTGAAGCCGACAAGGTGGCAGCAGAGGCCAGTGGCTTGCCATGGCACATTGTCAATCCCAAGACCAAAGCCTGGGGTACGTACACACCATGTGGTTACCGTTCCAGGTTGCTGGGCCGCCAATGGGTGTGGGCCGTACAGGATTGCTGGACGTTGGCGCGTGATTGGTACCGCGAAAACGGCATCATGTTGCGTGACTGGGATCGGCCATTGAATCCAGCCGACTTCCTTGCTGCACCAATGTTTGATGATTGCTGGGCAGCAACTGGATTCCGCGAATTGGAAGAAGAAGAGTCACTGGAACGTGGTGACTTGCTGCTGATGTCAATCAATGCACCTGGCTTAAACCATTGCGCGGTGTATGTTGGCGACGGGATGGTGCTCCATCACATCCAAGGTCGCCTGAGTAGCCGGGACATGTATGGTGGATGGTTGGCTAAAGTAACCGGAAGGAGGTTGCGTCATGCTCCGTAAGATCAAGCTCTACGGGCAGTTGGCCAAGTTCATTGGCAGGCGTGTGCTCGAAGCAGACGTTGCCACTGCAGCTGAGGCGGTGCGGATGCTGGTGGCTAATTTTCCTGGCCTTGAGCAGCACATGGCCGAGCAGTATTACCGCGTGACGGTTGGCACCTACGACTTGGGGCTGGACGAGATCCACGATCCAGCCGGTCAGCAGGACATCAAGATCATGCCGGTGGTTGTAGGTGCTGGTGGTTCTGTAGGCAAAATTTTAGGAGGTATTGCGTTGGTTGCTTTGGCAATTGCAGTTCCATACATTGCGGGTGCGGCTGTGTGGGCCGGATCACTTTCCTATGCAGCCGGATCAGCTTTAATTTCACTGGCTCCAGTTATTGGAGCGCTTGGGGCAAGTCTGGCTTTGGGTGGAATTGCACAGTTGCTATCGCCAGTGCCAAAAATTCCACAAGGTAATGGCAG